GTCTTGTAGTGCAATGTCAGACATGATTCTGACTGGCGGATAGTAGTGTGTTAATAAAATGTGTAAAATATAACTGTCTTATCTTCGCACTGAATAAACTACGATGTATGCGTGTGTGTGTAAATATGCGCGTGGTGTGTGTGCGTGTATTGTGTAAGTATACGTGTGTCAAACTAATTGCTGAGAGAAGCTTATCTAGCAGTCTCTCCTGAGGGGGTCACCATATGGCAGAGCGTTCGTCTCCCTCGTCAAATAAATTTTGTTTTTCGTAGTTTTCCCCTAGGTGGGGCACCCTAGAGAGGTAATTGTAGCTTATCAACCTCCTGTTGATAGCTTGTTGAAATTGATACCCCCATCCTCTCTAGCTGAGGGAGTATTATAGATGCGTATTTACTATATACGTCTTCTCCATGCATGGCCAAATCCGTCAATCCAGATCCAACGGTTTCAATAAATTCAGGGCCTACCGAGCCTGTTGGGAACACCATCTTACCATCATGCATCAATTTGTCATCCACCATGTATCCATTAGCCTTCCTCATCCACAACATAGATTTAAGAATTGATGGAATTTCAAGAGCTCCAACAACCCAATGTCCATGATGAACAAAGCGGCGTTTTAGAAACGTGAGGTCGTCAATATGATCGTATGGCTTAATATCTCCAGTCTTAAGAGCATCCATAACATTGAATCCCAAGGTGGCTGCCTCTTGCATAAAAGTATTTCTGTTAAACCACCACAACTCAGCTGCATCAACAGTACATACTAGATCATCGCCATAAACCGCAAGTGCAACTTTCTGCCTAAAATCTGCATATGAATAGCATGATCTACTTGCACGGAGTGCCAATCTTCTCCATATGATAAAACACAAAGCCCAGTTAATAACTGAATTTTCTGGGGCAGTACCTGGCTGACCTGATACCTGCCCTCCTGCCAATTCAATAATGTCGCTCTCTGCGATAACGACTGGTTTGTTCAGAGGCATGTGTAGGGAAGTTGAGTAACATCATCTTGTGGTTTATGATTTCTGTCGAGTGCTCGAAAAATAGGATTCCAGAAGTGCTCAGGCATTTCCTCTTGCCATATGGGGTTGATATTTGCATCCCAATCTTTGCAATCAGTATCAAATCCATAAACTCCAACTTTGGCAAGCGAATGATAGAGCCCATCCCAGTCCATTCCTCTTCCATTTATTCCAATCTTAATGGGAATCTGATGAAAAATCTGTTGCATTCTATTGACCGCAGTGAGAAAATACCGACGCCAGGCCAACACATATGGGAATGGTGCGCTCATGAATACCCTGGTCTTAGCTGAATCTCCAACAATCTTCTTTCCCTTAACCAGTTCATCCTTGCCATAACAGGTGAATACCACTCCCCTTGGATCTCCCTTTCCAGCATCACTCAATAGCGAATTGACCGAGTTAATGAGGCTCTTACCCTTCGCATCTTGCTTGATTTGCCAAATCTGGGTTATGGGGTTGAATTCAAGGTAGTCATGCTTGGTAGCAGCCTTATCAACTTGGGCATATGGAAATCCGACAGCTGAATCTCTATCGATTGAATTAGAACACGGAAATTCAACTTTGCTAGCTCCATTAACTGCTTGCGTTAAAGATAACACTCGAACATCCAAATCCGCGCTTTTACAGCGCGAAATGATCTCGCCGGAAATCAACTGGTATGCTCGTCTAATTTCGCTACGGTCCAA